CGCTTGTAAAAACCCTCTTTCAAATATGCGGCCTGCCGCTTGGCCTTATTATCCAACTGCGTGAAAAGCAGCTTTAGCGATACCTCAGACACATTAGATACATTTCCTGTAAATACAACGCCCGGTATCTGCGCCACGGTATAAAGCTGATTGGTCAACTGGTTTATAATAAGCTGGACAGTGTTGTGGTCAATGTTCGCATTTGCATATTGAAAATTGCCGCCGTCCTCCAGATTTAAAATCGTCCCCGTAATATTCCGGTCAATCTGGCTGTCAATCCGCTGGCCGCTGGATACTCCCAGGGGATTCAAACTAAGTGTCGTCACGGCATCAGAAGTTTTGGAAAGAAGGGCCTCCAATTCGTCCACAATGGGAATAAGGTCCGCCACAATACCCACGCCGTAACAGGTATATGAATCCTTAACGCCGCTGACATAGTGAATCGGAAGTCCGGTAAGGTTCTTATGTCGCCCCGTCTCCTGCATCTGTCCGGTGACAGTATTGTACTCTGTCACCGTGTCCGGCTCATAAAGGTTGTAAAACTCGTTTCCGCTAACTGCATCATGCCAATACTCCAGGAAAGCAATATACTCCCCGCGCTCATTGTAAACCGGGTAACTGTCCATAGGGTCAAAAATCTTGCTTTGAATCACGCCCCGGCTGTCCTTATAAACGTACTCGTAGCTGTTCCCATAGATCACCAGATTATTGACAATCTCATAATCCGTCAACGCATAATTCGCCTTGTCATAGATTGAATTGAACAAACGGACCGCCTCTGCATCTCCGGTAAGCGTGACAGGATTTCCCACAATGTAGCTGCAATGAAAATCAATCATGCTTTTGACTGTCTGCAACAGAACCTTGGACGTATGGAGCGTTTCACCCTTAAAGGCAAAGTCTTTCCGCCCCAAAACCTTATGCCGCCCATCAAGATACTGTTTCAGCCGAACCGCCTTGCCGTTGATATACCGCGCCTCCTGTGCATCTATAACAGCACGGATTTCATCAAGTTTCATAAGCACCGCCCTTTTTAATCAATATACCACCGCCCGGATTTTTTGCCCTGGAGGGCCAGCGCAAAGGCAATCACCGCATCGTCGCCGGTCCTTCCGGTATGCTCCACACGCCCGCCCTCTTTACTGATAAACAATTTCATTTGACTATACAGGACCTTTGAATTTATCCAAATCTCCCCTTTATCAAATGCCTCGGAAAAGTCCGTCAGCATGATCGGGCGGCTCCTGGGAGTCGTTTCCCATCCCGGCTTACGCTTCACGCGCCCTGTCACGTCATATTGCTTACTTTTGTACAAATTAGGATAATGATACTCATTCCGCATCTTATCCACTACAACGTGTCCCGCCGACGCTTTTTCAATCACGCAATGACCGCTGTTATAATATCTTGCCAATTCCAGCAGTATTTCCGCCAGCCGATAAGGCTTGATAGTATTGGAAAGCAGCTCGGCGCATTGGTAGCCGTCCACATCCACAATCTCAATACAGCTTGCATCCTCACCGATACCCTCGGCTACATCTACCCCCAGGAAATAGCGTTTCCCGGCCTCTGGGTGCCGCCAGAAGGTCAAGCCGCTGTTCCCCTTAAACTGTTCCGGCGCGGTGATAGAGGGCCGTATATGCGCCGCTCTGTCCGCAATTAAAGAGGTATTGAAAAAGTTTTTGCCCGTCGATACAAACGCCTCTATCGGACAGCTAGGAAACTCCTGCCGAAACTGCTCTAAAGAGGAATTAGCGACTTTCATGCGCCGCCATACAATTTGCTCCACGCTTGCACTCTGCTCCATAAGGGCCTGTTCCTGTTCATCCAGTTCGTTTGATTCTGGAAGTTTACCGTTGGTTCTCTTGTAACGGTCACAAAACAGTTTGTATTCATCGGCAAACATTTTCTTGTCCTGTACCCACCCATAGAAATGAGGCTGATACATATTTTCGCCGTTCTCCGCCTTGGTCCATAGTTCGCTGAAATGGTTCAAACCATTGGCGGTGGATTCAACAATCATCACGCCGTTAGGCTGCATAGCTTGTTCAATGGCAAGAAGGTTTCGCTCCGCCCGGTCCGGCTTGAAAAATGCGTATTCGCTTAAATGCGCAAATCGAATCGTCAGCCCTCTGGCAGTATCCTTGGTGCCGCACGTCGAAACTAGAATCCTGCTGCCGTTGGAGAACCGCAGTTCTGAACGGTTATTTGCCGTATCCTCCAGCCGAACCGCATCCGGCATTAACTCCCAAATCGTCTTTAATTTCCCGAAAATCCCCCTTGCAGAATCCGCAGAATAGGACATCAAAAGGCAAACCGCTCCCGGCTCTGTATGACAATAGTACAGCGACAGCGCAAGGGCAACGCTGGTTATTCCCAACTGCCTGGATTTCAAAACGATATTGTATTTATCAAGATTGCGGACAAGCTCTCTTTGTTCTGGATTGAATACAAAAGGGACGATTTTTCCGGTCTTGTCCGGTATTTGCAAAAAGTACCGCGCCCATAAAACCGGGTCAGAAAGAACCCGTTTCAGCTTGTCCGCCGCCTGTTTTACTGCGTTAGTCATTGGCCTCACCGTCCAGATCATCCGGGACGCTTTGCAGCAGCTTCATTAAGGCATTATCACTGTCCTTGAATAAGCTCTTATTCAGTTCCAACAACGCCCGAAGGCTTTGCGGGTCAGACTGCGCCATTTCAAAATACTGTTCGTGAAGCTGATAAAGCTGCCGTACATTCTGCCTCTCCAAAATCAGCTTGACCGCACCCTGGACCGCATCATCAAGCTCCCATTGCTGCGCTGTCCGCTCTGTGGTATCTGACGGGAATCCTGTCGTATTTTCTTTCAACTCCGCAAAAGTTCCCGTTTCCGGCTCATAGGGGAGGCAACAGGGCGCATATTTCCAAAAGATGTAATTCGCCTGATACTCCGGCAATCGCTCTCGAATCTCGGCTACAATGTCAAGCTGTGGCACAGCCTTTTTCTGCCTGGGTATTACAATCACCTCCCATTGCAAGGTACTCCTTAAAAATCTGCTGCCGGTATTCTGCCTCGCTTACGCCCAGGCCGGCAAGCCGGTCTTGCAGGGCGCGGTGATCTGCCGCGTCCCCATTCATTATCCTGTCAAGGTCAGTTTGCAGCCAGCGGTCAACATAAAACACAAAAGCTGTTGCTGACGGATTCTCCCTTTGAGGGCAAATGTCTGCAATTATATGTCCCAGGCGCATTAGACGCTTTGCAACGCCGCCAGCCCGCACAATCCGCCTATTTCGCATCTTTCGCCGCCTCCTTTTTATTTCTTGCCGCCGCGTCCTGTTCGGAGAGACGGTAAAGGCCGTTTTTGATTTTCCGTTCCAGTTCCGGTGTCAGCACGCGTTCCCCTCGCTCCAGGAAAAGGATCTCCTGCTGGGACAGTCCTGCCGCCTGTCCTAACTTCCGCAGAGAATAGCCATAAAGGGACCTCATAGAAAAAAGCTGTCTGCCATTCAAAGCCTGTTCCCCCTCTCAAAATATCGTGATAGGTAAAGGGCAGTCAGCATATACAGCCAACTGCCCCGAAAATTTTTAATCGCTGGCAATGGTCTTGGCAATCAGGACAACCTTGTCACTGTCCAGCAGCTTTTCCGCCGCGTAGGTGTCCGCCGTGACAGTGGTATAAAAGGTTTCATTGTTGTACGCCTCGCGGAAATCAATCGCCTTTTTCAAGGCGTAACCCACGCCGCCCTTTTTCAGAATCACGGTTTTGGTTTCGTAAGTATTGCCCGTATTCGCCGCATATGTGCCGTTATTTGTCAGATAAACAGGAATCCCGCGATAGAACCCGGCAACCTGTCCCTTCACAATGCCGCTGCCCTCCCGCGAATAGGTCAGATTTTCGTTGGAAAAGCCGTCCATTTTCAAGAAGGACGGAAACAGTTTGCTGTGAATCAGAATCCCACTGAACTCCTGTGCGGCCTGTTTGTCGCCAAAGAGGGCAAGCCCTCCCTCCAGTTCGTCTTGGGTTAAAGTGTCCGCGGCGGCACACGCATACCGCAGCGTGGAGCTGTTGACCGCCTCCGCCATAATATCTGCCTCCAGCTTTGTACTCATAGCGTCGGCCATGTCCCGAATCCCCAAATCTGCAAGGACCTTACCGGACTTCCGTAAAGTGTCCTCATGCCATTTCACGGAGCTGGCAATATGCTTGATCGGCGCGTTAGTGCTGCTGCCGTCAATCTCCGTCGGGATCACGGCACCTTTGTCGGCAACCTCTCCGGCTGTGGCCGATCTAGTAAAAACCGGAAAGGTAATCTCGCTGCCGCTCCAGGCAATATCCTCCACCTGGTCAGAAATGTTTGTTGCAAGTTTGCCGATTACAAGCCGGTTCTCCATCTCTTTCAGAAGGTAAGGACTTGCAATGGAAGGAATATAAAAGGGCATTATTCATTCTCCTTTTCAAATAAGATTCTTCACAAAATCGGGATTCTCATTGTAAAGCGCGGCCTGTTCGCTGTATGACATCGCTTGAAACGCCTCCCGTGTCATGCCGCCGCTCCTGTGCCCGCTAGGGACATATCCGCCTCCGGTCCGAAGAAGCTCACCCAGCTTAGAAAGGTCGGCATCCTCCCGCAGCAGGTCCACAAACTCGGCGGAAATGCCGTTCTCTTTACAGGCAAGGGTACGCTCCCGCCTGGAAAGCTCTGCCGCCCTGGTTTCAAGGGCAAGTTCAGTCTTCGTTTTTTCTGCCGGTTTCAGCGCGTCCCGTTCCGCCTCAACTGCTTTCAATTTTTTGGAATATTCAGTCCGTACTCGATCAGCTTCGCTTTTTACGAATTTGTCCAGCAGCGTCCTGACTTCTTCCGCTGTATAAGTCTCCTGATTCAAATTATAATCCATTGTAAATCTCCTTGTTTTGTAGCATTTGCCCGGCCTCTTTGAGTACGGGCAGACTTGCGCCAAGTCTGGAGGAAAACGCATATAACTTTATGTAGCAATTTTAGCTCGGACTGTCAAAATTCCATAAAAACTGCCGTCCTGGCCGATTTTTAAAAGTGAGTAGTCAATCGCAGTAGGATTACAGGTTTGAGTCCCTTGTTTAAAAGTATGATTTTTGCTGTTTTCCGCTAAAACTGTCATTTGTATGCTGTTATTTGTTGATATTCCATATCGAGCGGGTAAAAGAAACTCCAAATCATCCGGCGACAAGTCCGATAAGGTCCTGGCTGTCACACCAGAGGTCATAAAAACAGGGATTTTTGTGGCATAAGTGGTATAAACTGTAACAATATCATGCCGATCATTCTCTTTTCGCTCTGAATAGCAAAGGTCAATAAAAGCGTTGGAAATCACAGCATCAGAACGACGGTAATCCGCACTTTCCACATTCTCTGTATTCAGTACCAGCAGGATTTTCCTGCCCGCAAGCTCCAGAGTTTCCCCCGGTTCAATCCCGCTGTCTGCCGAATGGTAAAGCGTCATATAATCGGCAGTTGCGTTTCTATCCCGGCTCCTTCGGAAAAGAACACGATATACTGTACCAGCATGATCTTTAACCTCTTGCCCCTCGCGTTCCAGACTTTCCAAGAATTGCCGCCGCACAGTATCTATTGTCCTCACCGTCCCACATACATAAATGAAAAAGGGGAATTAGACGCTTGTCCGCTTTCTTTATCAATCTTGGCAATTTTACTCTTGATTTTCTGCGTCCTGGCTGTCAACGCGTCAAATGCGGCTCCTGTAGTAGTAAATTCCGTTTCAACCTTTCGGAAAAGGTCAACGTCATTTGAAAGGATTTCCAGAACGTCAAGGACCGTCTCTAATAGTCCCTGATAGTTCCTGGAAGTATATTCACTATCCGGAGTAAGCCCATTTTCTTCCAACAATACACGGTATTGTTCATCACTCAAATACGCCCGGTTTGCAAGTTCCATCTTTAATCTGTCGAATACGATCATTGTAAAATGCTCCTTTTTCTCGGTGGGGAAAATTATGCCTTGACCGGCCTTGACAGAGGAACAAGGGGTATCGGTTTTTTATCTGTATTTCAAGCCGCCCCTATCCTGGACAGAGGCGGCTTTTCCGGCTTACTGTCGCTGCTTATTCGCCTTGCTTTTTTTCAAACTCTTTCTTTAGCCGATAGAAAACAGACTTTGAAAGCCCTAACTCCCGCATCAGTTCAAATGGCCTTTTTTCTCCACGAACAACCTCGATATAACGCGCCGCAAAAGAATCGTAACTGATTGCCGCTGGCCGACCATACCGCGCCCATTCTCCCCTGGCTTTCATTTGTTCAATGCCCTCACGCTGCCGTTTCTGCTTCTTTTCAAGCTCTGCCTCAGCCATGCTTGCATAAAGTTCCAGCATGAGATTATTGATGGTTTCCAGCATCAAAGAGGCCAGTTTGTTGTCCATCTTGCTCATATCCATAAGCGTTGTTGGCAGTTCCAGCACCATCAACCGCACGCCACATTCCTGAAAGTGCTGGATTTCCTGCATGGTATCCTTCTTAGAGCGTCCCAGCCGGTCCAACTCCGTGATAATCAGTGTATCGCCGGTTCTCAGGACATCATCTTTCAGAACCGTATAGCGCGGCCTGGAAAAGTTTTTCCCTGTCTGTTTGTCGCAAAAGATTTTTTCAAGCTGTAAATTATTGCCTTTGCAATACGCCTCGATTTCCGCAACACCACGATCAAGGTGTTGCTCCGCCGTGGAAACTCGATGATAGCCATAAATCATGGTAAAAACTCCCTTTAGCCCGGTTTAGCGTCAGCGACATTCCACCGCTGCACCTTTACTATAACGCATCATTCCCTAAATGTTAATCTATATTTTGGGACTTCCCTAAAATTTATTTCTATGAATTTCGGGAATAGAATTGATTAGCTTTTTAGTATTCCCAAATAGTATACATTTCGGGAATAGTGAAACATGGGACCATATTCTTTCTTGGACCGGGGAAAGAGGCTCATTCCAAAAGGACAATCGGCGGGAGGCAAAGGGCCATGTCTGTGCTACAGACTTGTCAGGGTTTAAGGGAGTATTTTTTGGGGAAGTTCGTTCACGCCTCCAGGGGGTTCTATGGCGGGGCAAAAAAAGTTCTATCAGTTTCTAGGCCTTGTTTGAAAAATGGAGCAAGATGGTCAAAGTAACCAAATCATGATAGCAGCCATATACACAAAAGCAAGAAAAGACTTATCAATTTTATCATACCTTGTAGCAACGC